TCATAAAATAAATTATATAATATTTTTTGTACGGTTTCATCAGAAGAACGAATTTGTAATACTTCTCCCATATCATTTCTTAAACATGATTCATCTGAAACAATATCCAATGAAGAAGCAACAATAGAATCTGTATCCATTGCTTCGTAATCTGTATATAATTGAATTCTTGTAGATGGAAAATTTTGTTGTTGCATTAAATTATAGTTCAATCCACCTGTTGTACTATAAATTTTATTAAACCTATCCATTAAGGAATTAGTTTGTAATTGCCCTAAATTTTGAATTTGATTAGCATCAATAACTTTTAATTGATTCCCTCCAACGTTTCTTATTACAACATCTGTTGAAAATAATCGTCTTAATCTACTAAATAATGAAGTATCTGCCATTTTTTATGTATGTATATAATATAAATATTGTTTTAACCTAGTAACCAAGAAATATCCTCCTTATTGCCATGTCCATCGTCTATTTCATAAGGATTTTTTACTCCTTTATTACTTGTATAAATGTTTGGAGCTTGGTAATTAGTTGAATGTATTCCACCAATTGCTGCTCTAGCCATATCTAGACCTTGTTGTCTAAAATGTAAAGCTGTGTCTCTTAAAAACATTGCAATACCAAAAGCTATAGTCAAATCATCATTATATCCTCCTAAAGCTTGGGCTTTACCATTTTTCCAAACAAATGTTCTTAATTCCTCTAATAGTCTTTTTGACTGTACTACTACGGATTTTTCGTGAATATACGAAACCATCTTTGAGATGACAAGTGGTCTTGTCTTTAAGGATGTAGTAAATCCAGGAACCATAGCATTTCCATTTTCATATCTATTAAGATATTGATCAGCATTAGATAAAGCAACATCCATTTTAGGAGAATAATATAAATTTCTATATCCCCTATCTATTAATTGTTGGATTACTGCCCATCCTACATTTGCATTTTCTACTACTAATAAAGCATCATTATATTCTGTAGCTACTGAAAATAATACATTAGCATAATCTTTAGTACCCATTTGAGCTTTAAATTCAGCTACTTGAATAGCATTATCAATATCAAATACATGAAATGCTGAATAGTCATTTCCATCTCCTCTAGCAACATCTGCTACTACAGTATAAGTTTTTGTATAATCAGGTATTTCCCAAATCCATAAATTACCATCAGCACCTCTTCTTTCTACTGGATCCTTAATATATGTTTTTTCATAAAAATTAAGAATATCAGGTTCAACTACAGTATCACCTGAAGTACTAAAATCACAATCACATTCTTGTGCAGCCATTCTAGGACCTAAAATAGTATCCTGTTCATCTCTCCATTCTTGATTTCTTTCAGGATGAACAGTCCAAGGTAATCTTATAGGTAAAAATGTATTTTCTCTAGCTTCTGATTTAACCCAAGTAGAATGAAACCAATTACCAGTACCATAAGGAGTACTTAGGGCAATACAACCACCTCCAGTAGCTAGTGTTTGTTGAGCTGAGGCAAATATTTCTTCTATATTATCAATAAAAGCTGCCTCATCAATTAATAGTAAAGATACTGCTTCTGATCTACCAGCATCACTACTTGCTGAAGTTGCTTTAATTTGAGATCCATTTGCAAGCCGAAGGGATAATTTATTATGTTCAACTGTTTTAATTTGTAACCATTTAGGTAAGTTATCATAAGCAAATCTTACCTTTGTAACCATATTTTTTGCTGTTTCTTGTTTTGTAGCAATACAAAGTACATTTTTATCTTTATGAAATAACATCATCCATAAAGAATAAGCAGAACATAAAGTTGAAATACCTAACTGTCTTGATTTATTAATAATTAAATAATCTTCATTATCCATATGATGTAGGGTTTTTTCCTGAAATGGATAAAGATTAAATTTAATTCTACCTCTTTTTGGGTGTTGGATAGTATAGTATTTTTTCATAAAATACACGGGATCTTTTGCACATTTTATGAATTCTTCTTTTATTATTTTTTTTAAATCCGCCATACTATTTAACTAAAATGGCAACTCCAACAGCTACTAATATTCCTGCTCCCCCCATCAATTTAGTTTTTAGTTTTTGTTTTTTTAAATCAGACTGTAAACGTTCAGATAATTCTCTAGAAAGTTTTAATTGATCAGACTTAGTTAGTAAAATTGAATTAAAGTTTCCTACTTGAGAATTTAAATTAGTAATAATACTATCTTTTAAAACAATTTTTTGTTCTAAAATTTTAATTTTATCTATATTTAAAGCTAATTCTTCCTTAGCTCCATCACCTGTAATAAGATCTTTAATTACTAACTTTACTATTGGTCTTTCTAATTGAATCGAGGTACTGTCCGTAACGCTCTGTGAAAAACCTTTTAAGCTCGTCATTATTAAAATCATCAACAGCATTAACCTTACTATTAATTTCATTTTTTAAGTTGTTTATTCTGTTATTTTTAAAATCGAGTTGCTGATCTAATTGGGTTATTTGGGTATTTAATGTATCAATTTTGAAGGTTAACTCATTATTTTCACTATGTAATGAATCAACTTTTTTTTCTAATGCTTCAATTTGAGCATTATAAGCATTAACATATTCCTCATTTCCACTAAATGCAAACCATATAAGTATAGAAACAAGAACTACAATTAAAGCTATATATGAAAACCTTTCTTTATTTAACATCTTACTTAATTAAGGAAGAGACTAGGTTTCTAATTTCACTAGCTCCTACTTGTTTACGTACGTTATCTCTTTTAATATATTGTTTTAAAGCTAACATGTCCATAGAAAAGTCTTCATTATTTTCTTTTTTCTTTTCTATTTTTTCTACTTTTCTAACAATAATATTTCTCATATCATTTGAAGAATCAGTTGATGTTGGCACCTCAAATTCTAAATCACCTGCTGCAGATTCTATATCTTTTTTTGATGGTTCATCATCTTCTTTTAATGAATTTACTTCTGCCATTATATCCTCTACTACATTCATAAAATCATTCATGTCTATGTTACCATCTATTAATTGGTCAACATGAATCATCATTTCTTTCTTTAATGAATCCTTCTTAGATCTACCCATTTCCATTTCAAATTCCTCATCATCAATGTACATGTTTTCTCTAATATCACCTCTAAATTTTCTAGCATCTTTTTCTATTTGATCCTTTTCAGCTTGGGCAATGTTTGCAGGTAATTCCCTTGAATCTTCTCCATCAAGTAATGATCTTAAAAATTTATAAGCTCTTCTTACAGCCATATCCATAATAGGGGCTTGATCTAAATCTCTAATAATATCTTTAAGATCTTCTCTAGACATAGAAGATGAAAATAAATCACCTTCATTAAGTTGTTGATAAGATTCTTTATTTACTACCGTATTTCTCCAATTTGAGATTGAAAATTGTTTGTCCATTGTAAAATATTTTTATTATAAATATTAATTTCTAATGGAATCCAGTATTTTTTCAATACGTTCCTGGGTACTACCCTTGAGCATTATGACATTTTTACACCTATGCCCATAAGTTCTTAATAAATGTAATATAGTTTCATCAATTAATTCCCTATATTGTTCATTTGTTTCACGTACTCCATTATCCTCAATAGGGATGCCAACAGGAGAAATATAAAAAATATAATCATATTCCCCCACGAAGATTCTAGCATAGTCTTCAAAATATTCTTTATCTTTGAAATCAATTGTTTTCGCATTTTTAGTAAAAGCCATTACATCAATTACAGTTCTATCTGTAATGATATTTTCATTAATTAATTCAGCGCAACGTTCAGCCAAAAATATTGTTTGGCCCTTTAGTGTAGAATCAGTATTCAATGGAATACCTAAATCATTTAAATATTTACTACGTTCTGTAGCAAAATTATAATTTTTAAAATCTTGAATTTCTTTTAGTGCATTAACTAATGTAGTTTTACCTACACTCATTGTACCACATAAACCTATTTTCATACTGCTTGATTAAAATATTTTTCAAGTAACCAACTTGATGATTGTACTTTTTTACCTAAATTCCAAACCATATCAACATCCATACTATTACAATAATCCTCTTCTGGTACATTTCCCTTACCTCTATCTCCCCCGTTTCCAAAAGCCATAGATAATTCACTATCATAATTTCTTCTATAATAATTAACAGCAGAATAAATACCATCACAAACAGTATTGTCTGAAGCCGATCTTGGATTGCATATGAAAGTTTTTGTTACGCCTTTAATTCTAGACATAATATATTCTCTTTCATTTTGTTTCATAAAATTTCTACCTTTCTTTTGTCTAAGCCAGAAATCATTATTTAATATGACCCATACTTCTTCAGCTTGTTCAGCTGCTGCTTCAATCATTTCTATATGACCTTTGTGGACAGGGTCAAAACCCCCACTAACTAGCATAACTTTATATTTCTTCATAATTTAAAATCTTGATTTTACTTGTGGATTTTTATCTGGTGGTACTCCATTTCTATCTCTTCTGGCTTCTAACCATGCTTCTTTACTATACGGATTACCATAAATGTAATATTCATCCTTCTTTCTTTCAGCTTCAGGATATTTTACAGCAGGACCATCCCAATTATGAAATTTTCCATCAAATGTGTGGATAGTTCTACCATCTGGTGTTTTGAATTTTCTAGTCTTAAATTCTTCGCTCATATATTTTTAGATTTAGTTTTAATGTAAATATACGAAAAAGGAATAAGATATCCAAATATTTATTTAATTATTTTCTTTTAAATTTTAATCTTAAAGATTCATTATCAGCTTCTAAGTATTGGATTTTTACTCTAAGACCTGATATTTCAGATGAAAGTTCTGTAATTTTTTCTCTCATTACATCTTTTTCTTCTGAGGATTCGATTAATAGGGATTCTAATTTAGCAACTCTAGCCTGTAAGTCGTGTATAAAATTTTCATTGGCTTTTTGAGGACTTAAGTCTTGTTCTGCTTTAACCTTAATTTTAGTTTCATAAAATTTCCACGCACCAACACTTGTAAAAGCTGATAAAATAGCTATCAGTACATTTATGATATTTTCGTCCATAGGTTGCATTTACCAATAAATATTCAAATACAAACTATAATGATAACCTATTTAAAATTTCTTCTCTTAATTCTAAAAAACATTCCATTTCATAAGCCTGTTTTGGATTAAAAAATGATTGAACATTATAATTAAATAAAAAATGACAGTCTATTTTTTCTATTAAACTTTCAAGCTCCCTATTTGAGTAGGTCTTCGGCAACAAAGATTCCTTGGGCTCCTGAGACTGTGATCCCTCTAGCAGATAACGCATCTCCGACAAAGTGAACATCTTCATAAGTAGTAAGGCTTAAATTATTATAATTAACTAATGGTTCTGGGGATAAATATTTAACTTCAGGAACATAAATACCCCAATCATCTTTAAGTGTTGGAAATACTTTTTTCATATCCTCAATAAAATCATAAACATAACCAAAATAGGGTTGCATTGCTTTACTTATGTGATGTAAAGTATCTACTTTAACAGCTGATACATCAACTCCCTCAGATGTTGTAGAGGGTTCTCTACTTGGACTATAATATAATCCTGTACCATCTTTTTGTAATTTATTTACTACATTTCTTGACCAATCAAATGGTTTATCTATACCTCTAACTTCCATTAAAATACCAAAGTTAGTCATATCATTTCTAAATGATTCATCTTTTTTAGCGTGACCATTATAACTGTGATCACCATAAGTTTCTTCTACTGC